AAACTTACACTCAATTTATAGGAGCTTTTAGGCACGCTGAGAAGCAAAAGTTTAACGAACTTATAAGAGCTTCAGAATCATTTGCTAAAACAGTACGAGCAAACATGGATGCTCAAAGTTTAGAAGCAACCGATAAACTAGAAGATTACTTTATGGAGTTTTGCTTTAGTTTGATAAAAGGTAAGGAATTGAAATATCAGATAGTTGAATGATATGAAACAACTACACGCAGCCATAACAGAATACAAACGACTAAAAAAGCAAGGTTTTCCAAACGTTACAATAGCTTATAACTTCTTATCTAATCGATACTGGGTAAGTGTGTTTAGTCGCAAGTTAATTGAATTAAAATTTAGCAAATCACACGAAGTAATTTTATAAAATACTTGACTTTTATAATTTAGTTTTGTATATTTGCAAATAGTTCTTTACTTAGAAGTTAACTCTATTAATCCTACTAATAGAATCACATAACAAACAAAACGCCCTCAAGGGGTTAGGTGCTACGGTAACGTAGGTAGGACACTTAACAACTTGGGGGCTTATTTTTTATAAACAATATGAAAACAAAATTTATTATTACAAATTTAAAACAGTTTTTTAAACATGATTTTGATATGCCTTTTTACATATTAGCTGATGTTGAACAGCAACTACATGAAATGGTAAAAAATGGATTGAAAGAAAATTATAATATTATTTCATCAGATAATTTAGTGTATTTTGAATTAGATTCATTTACTTTTAAAAACGGCTGTTATTACTTTTATTATTCAGTTAAATCAACAGCTCAATAATATGTCAAAAGATACATTTTATTTCTCGCACGATTACAATGCTAGAAATGACGTTAAAATAAAAAAACTTTTATCAAAACATGGTTTACTTGGTTATGGTATTTTTTGGGCTGTAATTGAAGAATTATATAATAATACGAACGTATTACCAACGGATTACGATACTATTTCGTTTGATTTACGAGTTGAAAAAAACGTATTACAAAGTGTTATAAATGATTTTGATTTGTTTGTTTTTGATGGTGAAAATTTCGGTAGTTTATCTGTTCAAAAAAGATTAGAAGAAAGAAACGAAAAAAGCGAAAAGGCAAGAAAATCAGTACTTAAACGCTGGGCTAATAAAGTAAATAATACGAACGTATTACAATCGAAATACGATACTAATACTATAAAGGAAAGGAAAGGAAAGGAAATAAAAGGAAATAAAAGGAAAGTAAAAGAAATAAAATTAGAAGATATTATATTGTATTTTTCTGAAAATGGATATACAAATGAAACAGCTGAAAAATTTTATAATTATTATTCTATTGCTAATTGGAAAGATAGTAAAGGTAATGAGGTTAAAAATTGGAAACAAAAAGCTCAGTCAGTTTGGTTTAAGCCTGAAAATAAAATTGTAGATTCGTCAAAACCTAAAATGGTATGGTAGTAGTTAATCCGAAAACAAAAGAGGAGTTTACATTAGATGTAAATAAATCAGGGGAGAATGTAACAACTTGCCCAGTATGTAGTCATACTCGTAAAAAGAAAACAGCTAAATGTTTTGGTTATAACGTATCAAAAGGAGCAGGAAGATGTAATCATTGTGGTATTGTTTTAGTAGAAAAAAACGAGAATATACAAAAACCCACAAAAATTGATTTTAAACGACCTGAATGGAAAAACAATACTAACTTATCAGATGGTGTAGTAAAGTGGTTTAAAGAGCGTTTAATTAGCCAAAGAACGCTATTAGAATTAAACATTACAGAATCAGTTGAATGGATGCCACAAATAAGCAAAAAAGCTAAAACAATTAATTTTAACTATTTTCGTTTTGGTGAGCTTATAAATGTTAAATATCGAGATAGGGATAAAAACTTTAAACTATACAAAGATGCTGAAAAGATATTTTACAACCTAGATGCTGTTATTGATAGTAAAGAAATTATCATTGTAGAAGGTGAAATGGATGTACTTGCATTAACTGAATGTGGAATAAAAAATGCTATCTCAGTACCTAATGGAGCAACCGACAAAGGAAATATCAATACTGATTACCTAGATAATTGCATAGATTTATTTGATAATGATTGTAAATTTATTATAGCTACTGATAATGATAGTGTTGGAATTAGATTAAGAAATGAATTAGCCAGAAGATTAGGATATGAAAATTGCAGCTATGTAAACTTTAAAGATTGCAAAGACGCAAATGATTGCTTAATTAAATATGGTGTTGGTGGTGTTTTAGAAGCTATTGAGAATAAAATTGAGTTTCCGATAGTTGGTGTATTTACAGCAGGTAATATAAAATCTCAAATTTATGATTACTATAACAATGGATTACCTAAAGGTTGTGGTGTTGGTATGTTAGAGATTGATAGGTTTATTAGATTTCAAGAAGGCTACTTAACAACTATTACTGGTATTCCGGGACATGGTAAATCTGAGTTCTTAGACTTTTTACTTTGTAGGCTTAATGTTTCACATGGTTGGAAAACAGCCTTATATTCTCCTGAGAATCATCCACTTGAATTACATTTTAGTAAGTTTGCTGAAAAAATGATAGGTAAGCCATTTGAAGGAACAAATAGAATAAATCAAAATGAATTAGATTTTTTAATAAAATATCATTCAGATAATTTTTATTTTATAAATCCAGATGATGATTTTACATTAACTAATATTCTTAATTCAGTTAAACAATTAGTTAAAAAGAAAGGTGTTAAAGCATTTGTTATTGATGCGTGGAATAAATTAGACCACAAATATAACACTAATGAAACTCAATATATCTCACAACAATTAGATGAAATAGTTAAGTTTTGTGAAAGAAACCAAGTACATTGTTTCCTAGTAGCGCATCCAACTAAGATTAGAAAAGATGATAAAGGTTTATATGAAGTTCCTAATCTATACAGCATCTCAGGCTCAGCTAATTTCTATAATAAAACCGCAAATGGAATAACTGTTTATCGTAATTTAGATACTGGCTTATCTGAGATATACATTCAGAAAGTTAAGTTTAAACACTGGGGGGAAACTGGCAGCGTTCATTTAGCATGGGATAAAACAAATGGAAGATACTACAAAGGTATGCCTGATTATACTCCGTGGATTGCAGATAGCATTGAAAAGATTACAGCTTCAATACAACCTAATACTAATTTCTTAGATGATAAAACTTCAACTGATTTACCTTTTTAACTATGATAAAAATAAACATTAAACCGCTTTCGATTAATAAAGCATTTCAAGGCAAAAGATTTAAGACTAAAGAATACGATAAATATATTGAAAATGTTTTAGAACAATTACCAAAAATAAGCTACACTAAAGATAACGTAACACTTATAATTGAGTTTGGTTATAGTTCTAAGTTATCCGATTTAGATAATTGTTTAAAGCCTTTTATTGATTGCTTAACTAAGAAGTATGGAATTGATGATAGGTATATCAATAAAATTATAGCGACTAAAGAAATTGTAAAAAAAGGTAATGAGTATATAAAATTTGAAATTCTAAATGATTAAAAATTTTTGTATATTTGCTATATTTGCAGAAAAATAAATTTACATGAAAACGGAAAAAGTAGCAATAAGTAAAATTAAACTTAACCCTAACAATCCTAGGTTAATCAAAGATGATAAATTTGCTAAGTTAGTTCAATCAATAAAGGACTTTCCTGAGATGTTAGAAATACGACCTATTGTTGTAAATGATGATATGATTATTTTGGGCGGTAATATGCGTTTTAAGGCTTGTAAAGAAGCTGGGTTAAAGGAAGTATCAATTATTAAAGCAAGTGGCTTATCAGCGGAAAAACAACGTGAATTTCTTATTAAGGATAATGTAAGCGGTGGTGAATGGGATTGGGATATGTTAGCTAATGAATGGGATGAATTACAACTTGATAAATGGGGGTTAGATATACCAAAACAATTTGATGAGGAAATTTTAAATGAAAAAAAACCTGAATTAAAAAATAATTGGTTTTTAAACATAGAATTTGAAAACGAAAAAGAATGTGAAGGTTGGTATAATAAATTAATAGAACAAGGATTAATATGCAAAATAGTACAATAATTCCAAAAAACATAAAAGTTGAACTTCATAGCGAAGTTTTTAATACTTTTAGATGTCAATCAGCTGCAAACAGTTTAGATATTGATGTTAAAAAAAAATCAGTACATAAATTAGAAATTAATAATATTAATATAAATGATGATTGGAACATTGGTTTAATATATGGTGCTTCAGGAAGTGGTAAAACAACTTTAGCAAAAAAATTATTTGGAGAAAATATATTTGATATTTCATTAGATGAAAATTTACCAATATTAGAACAATTACCGAAAGAATATTCTTATGAAGATTGCGCTAATATATTAAATGGAATAGGATTAAATTCAGTCGTTTGTTGGATTAGACCTATTAAAACATTATCAAACGGTCAAAAAGCAAGGGCTGAAGCTGCATATTTAATGTGTAAAAATGATTTTGTTTGCATTGATGAATGGACAAGTGTAGTTGATAGAACAGTTGCAAAAGCTATGAGTGTATGTTTAAATAAATTCGCTAAAAAATTTAATAAAAAAATAATACTATTGAGCTGCCATTATGATATACTTGAATGGGTTAATCCTGATTGGCTAATAGATTGTAATAAACAAAATTTTCAACTTCATAAAAATGAGGATTTTTTTTTTAACGAAAGAGAAAAACTTAAATTTACAATTAGAGAAGTTGGACGAGAAACATGGAAATACTTTAGTAAATATCATTATTTAAGTGAATTATTACCAGGTGGAAAGATTTATTTATACGGTTTGTTTCATAATGAAAATCAAATAGGATTTCAATGTTTTGCTAATTACACACCACATAAAAAAGGAACAAAAATAATTTTTCATTCAAATAGGACTGTAATTCATCCTGATTATAATGGATTAGGATTAGGAATTAAATTAATAAATGAAACTTCTAAATTATTAATGGATAAAATAGAATGTAGAATAATGGCTAAATTTTCAGCAGTTCCCATTTATAAAGCAATGATTAAACAGAAACAATGGGTATTTTTAGGGCAAACAAGATTAATGGGTAAAATGAAAACTGGTGGGAACATGATAAGGCGCGGAGGCTTTAGAGAAGGGGGAATTAAAACATTTAATTTTGAATTTAAAAAATAAACACAATGTCAGATAACATAGAATACATTTTACCATTTAGTTGGAAAAAAGGACAGAGCGGCAATCCAAACGGACGCCCTCGTAAGTTTGTTACTCTATTAAAAGATATGGGTTATAATAAGCAGGATATTGATACTACTATTCAAAATATGATGGCTATGACTATTGAAGAATTAGCTGATGTTTATAAAGATAACAACGCAACCGTATTAGAAAAAACAGTTGCTAATGCTATTAAAAAAGGAATTGAAAAAGGAGATTTGAAATCTATTGAATCTTTATTAGATAGGGTTTACGGAATTCCTAAATCACAAATAGATTTGAAAGCAGAGGTTGAAACTGTTAAACAAATATTTAAAATAGGAGATTCTGAGATTGAACTCTAATAAAGAAATATTATTTAATCCTTTTCCAAAACAAATAGAATTTCTTGAAGCTATATTTAGTAACAAGTATAACTTCATTATGTATGGCGGTGCTATTCGTGGTGGTAAAACTTTTGCAGGTTTAGGGGCTTTTATTTTGCTTTCTAAAATGTATCCTAAATCTAAATGGGCTATTGTAAGGGATAGCCTGCAAACGCTTAAACGCACTACCATACCTTCATTCTTTAAAATTTGCCCCTCATCATTTATAAAAAAATACAATCAAGATACACAAACTGTCACTTTGAAGAATGATAGCCAAATTATATTCTTAGGCGAAAACTACGCAGACGATAAGGAGTTAAACAGATTTAAGGGATTAGAAGTGAATGGTTTTTTATTTGAAGAGATTAATGAGTGCCAACAAGTGACTTTTTACAAAGGAATAGAAAGGGCTGGTTCTCATATTATAAAAGAAAAACAACCTAAACCAATTATACTAGCTACTTGCAACCCTGCTAACAACTGGGTTAAAGAATTAGTTTATAACAAATGGAAAACTAACACTTTACCTCCTAACTGGCTTTACATACCTTCTAAAATTACAGATAATCCATTTATACCAAAAGATTATTTAGAATCTCTTAAATCAATGCCACGATATGAATATGAGGTGTTTGTTGAAGGTAATTGGGATTTACAGGAACGTACAGGAGCTGAATTTTACAAATACTTTAGTTTAGATAAACACGTTATTGATTGTCATTACAACCCTGAGTTGCCATTGCATATTAGCTGGGATGAAAACGTAAACCCATACTTACCATGTGGTATATTTCAAATCGTAAACAAAGAAATTAGAATGATTGATGAAATTTTAGGCATTAATCCTAAGAACACAATTAGAGATGTATGTAATGAGTTTAAATTTCGTTATAAAGACCATAAGAGCGGTTTATTTATCTATGGTGATGCTACTAGCCAAAAAGAAGATGTAAAGCAGGAGAAAGGCTATAATTTCTTTAAACTAATAGAAAATGAGTTGATAGCTTATAAACCTATTTTAAGAGTGGCTAAAAGCAATCCGAGTGTTGTAATGAGAGGTCAATTTATCAACACTATATTTT